TGATCGCTTGTTCGGAGTACCCGGTTCATCTTGGCCTCTGCCAGCTGAACAAAGCTCGGAGCGTAGGTCGCCAGGTCACTACGATTGAGCCAGGTTCCGATATTGGTCAGGAGCTCGCTGTAGGTGTTCATACGCGACCTTCCCAGACTCGGAAGCACTTATTGGCTGAGTCATTCAGCCAGCGCTTGAGAGCCTTCCTGTCCTTGAAGCTCCCGTCCCGAAACATCTGGTTCGCTACAGCTGCAGGAAGATGAGCCACTAATCTCATAGAAGATTTTGTGTTGAGATTCTCCCGATCCAACTTGGCCTGCTTGACCAAGGGCTCGAGGTCCTCTGTGATCACGTGGTGGATGACAGACTCATCAGCAGTCTCACTGACCAGCTGGCTGACTACGTTCCCACGATGATCCAAGATTGTGCTGTGTTTCATTTAGGTAGAGCTCAGGGCTTACACCCCGAGCTCACTGAGGGTTATCAGGTGGTCAGATCTGTGATCAGACCGTGCGCTTGCCCAGAATCTACCTGTAATCCAAATTCCACGAGAATTTGACGAGTCTCGGAGTCGCCAATTTTTGCGAGCGGGAAGGTGGTATAGCTTCTAAGCATCGCCAGGCGATAGTGATCCGGATCCAGGATGAAAATATCCTTGTTTGCATCCGCGGCTGCACCCTTGCCCAAGGTCCGACAAGGAACCACTTTTACGTCTCCAAAGTCAGAACTGTAGATTGAAATCGGGCTCCCCACAGTCCCAGCATTCACCATTTCTCGGGTGTTACTGCGACCTGTGAAGGCGCTGATATCCGTCTTGTGGCCTGGAGAGACAAACATCATCGTTGGATCTCCACCGTTGTCATAAACGGATTCCATCACCGTGTTGATCTGAGCCTCAGAGACCGCTCTGGTAGCCCCAGAACGAGTCCAGGTGTCACTACCGTCACCAGTCGCAGCTACGGAACCTGCGTCTGCAGACACGTTGTACTTAGCCCCATCGTTGAACCAGGTGATCAGCGTAGCGGTCTGACGAGCCGTACCTGCCGCTCCAACGTTTTTGGCCTTGTTTCTGGTGATCGCAAATTCGACATCCCGCTTGAGCTCCTTGCTCTTCCGGGCCATCTGGTGACCCATTTGTGAGGCCTTCGTAAAATTCTTGAGGGCTTCCTGGGTCCCGGTGGTCGTAGCGTTTCTGCTAAGGATCATACAGACGTTGTTGCTTCTCGTAGTCAGCGAGGAAGCAGCCCGTGTTGTCTCATCCCCTTCGAGGACTGCAGTGTCATCACGATCACTTAGAGTCTCGTTTACCCACTCGAACAGAGTGTTCGTACAGTTTCTTGGTTTCCCGGCAGCGGACACGATGGGCACATCTGCAGGGTCCAAATTCACGAGGATCGTCGAAACGTCTTCGGGATGCTCTGATCCACCTGTTGCGGCCTTTGTGGCGTAGGTGGTGACTGAATTGGAAATCAGTGCCATTAAATTACTCCGATTATTTCAATTATCCGAACTGGATAAAATTTTTTGGTTTAACCAAACATCTCGGAGAATACGTCCGCTGCGTCATTCATCGACCCTGACCGTGCAAAGCGCTTACTGGCGCTGCTGGGTCCTCTGCCTTCGGGCTTATAGGATCGACCTCTCTTCGACGAGGGCTTGTTTCTCGGTGATTTGGTTGCTTCTTGTGCCTGTTTGGATCCGTTCGCGAACTGCCAGCTTTTTCTGAGTGCCGAGACGATCCTGGCATCATAGGCTTGCTGGATATCGGTTTCGCTGAAGCCGAGCTCCTCAACTGCAAATTTGCGAATTAAGGCCTTTTCGGTCTTGGCGATTTCTGGATCCTTCCACTCTGGGATCAACTCAGTCAACAGCTGCCGCTGGCCTTCCAGGGCCTGGGCGAACTGATACTGACCAATCCTCTCCTGTTCCTGCTTGACCGCTTCCAGTTCTCGAGCTCGTTGATCTCGCTGGGCCTGGCGATCTCTTGCTAGTTCTCTTTCCCGTACCCAGCCAATCGGGTCCTCGTCGTACAGACGCTGCCAATCGATATTGGGCTCCGGAATATCTGGCT